TTATTGAAATTCGATTTCTGCACGTGCAGGGAAGAATGCATTTTTTACCCCTTTTACATTACGTGCATCAGTGATTAATGTTATCTTTTTAAAAATGGTACCGATTGCCTCCTGTTTATCTAGGTCATCAAGTTCGGGCCACATCTCGATTAATTCAAAAATCTTTTCGTTCCCTGGTTGATTTTTTACTCCTTCGAATGCTTCCAGTTTACTCCGGATCTCACTCTCGACTTCATATTCTTCATCCATTCTCTTTTTGAAGTCAGTTTCGTTAATTAGGTCTTCTGCAAAAGCATATTGCCACTTTTTAATACGAGCACGTACTTTTTCTAATTCTTTCCTTAGTCTTGTAATTTCCTTCTTCTTTTCAGAATCACTCTTTGCGATTTTTTCTTGTTCCGTAGCAATCGCCTTATGATCTGATTTTATATTTTTGATATGTTCCATGATAAGATGTTCCACCTGGGATTGCCTAAACATCGGCATGTCGCAGCCCTTGTTGTTTTTGCGTTTACTGCACCAGTAATAGGGGGTGCGTACAACACTTCCGTCTTTACGGATTCGACTCCTTGCCAAGCGCCCATACATTGACGATCCGCAGCGCCCACAGCGTAATACACCATTAAACCAATAGATCGCTTTTTTACTATAACCGCCATCTGAACGGCGGCGCATTCGAGCCAGGTGTTGCTCATATTCTTCAACTGTCCAAACTGGCTCATGATCCCCCATAGTATCAATGACTTTAACCCTGAGCTCTCGTTTCCGTTGAGGGTACTTTCCATTTGGAAGTTTGGATCCTAATCGAATTATGCCGGCATAAAAAGGGTTTTCTAACGTCAAAGCTACATTACTCGCCGTCCATTCATGACCGCGGCGATCAATCCCATTCCGGTACAAGTGAGCGGCCACGGCCTGATAACTCATTCCACTCATATACAGTTCTCTAACCAATTTCAATATTTCGGCTTCCGATTCAATTAAATTACCCTTGCTGTCATAACCGTATGGGTATTTTCCACCAGGGCGTTTGCCCTCTCTGACTTTTTGTTCAACTCCCATTCGGACACGCTCGGCGATCAACTCCCGTTCAAATTGTGCGAACACCGCAATTAGGCCAATAAGAGCCCGTCCAATGGCTGTGGTGGTATCAAATTTTTCTTGACGGGATATAAAGCCGACTTCATGCTTTTGCAGATATTCCAATAGTTCATATAAATCTCTGACCGAACGGGTAAATCTATCAAGTTTATAGACCAAGACTGCGTTGAATTCCCCATTTTTAGCCGCTTCAAGCATTGCCTGCAGTCGCGGCCTTTTCGTATCCTTGGCCGAATATCCATCGTCGATATAAATATTCGCAATTTCATAACCATTTACGCGACAATAATCGACAAGTTGATTTTTCTGCGCCCGAATAGAATAACCTTCAGCTGCTTGTTCGTCTGTTGAAACGCGCACATAGATGGCAACTTTCATGTTATGATCTCCTTTACGAATATATGTTCTGTTTTGGTGAGAAAAGAAAAGCCCGGTTAAGGGCTAATCTTCTTTTTTGTCCTTCTGTTGCTCCAGGAATCGCCTGAACGTTTCTGCCGGCATTATAAGCCGGCCGAGATCGGAGTGCCCTAGGCGGGCTTGCAGACGATCCAGATCAACACCGACACGGCCGCCCTCAACAAAAAGATCGTCAGGTTCAAGGAAATCTGTTTTGTCATCGCCGAGCAGCCCCATAGAGAATGCGGTGAAATACGTTTTCTGGCTGTCCGGCAAGTGCGCCTCGTCCGGCTTAAAGATGACGATTCTGGTCAGCGGGCCGCGATCGACTTGGATTCGGTAGCGCATGGGAGAGACCTCCTTAATATTTAAGTTCTTCATAAAATTTAGGAATTGGCATTTCGGTTAAAAACTGTTTAATTTTCTTATAGAGTTCAATTTTTTTGTCGGGGTCATCGCTAGACCCCAATCTTGCTGCTGTATCAACAAGAAGATTCTGGCTTTGAATAAAAAATAATTCTGAATTTATATTCAGCAAATAGGTTTTTATTTCTGTGTCACTTGGTCCTTCCAATGCTTTAAGATCATTGATAATTCGGTCAATCTCTCCGGTTGCACGTGCTATTTCCTGAAATGTCAGGGCGTTAAACAAATTCTCATTCGCTTCCCTGAGATCGTCTAACTTGATCAAGACATCCTTAGCAACAGAAGCTTCTTTTTGAATATCAGATAATCTTTTTCTTATGACCGAATCCTCATATAAATCCAACGATTTTTTATAGACCTCGACAGCACTTTCAAATTCTCCATTCTTATAATGATTGCTTGCTTGTTTGTTTAGTTTTTCGGCTTGTTCCTCTTTCGATTCGCCACATCCAACCAGAATCAGCATAAGGGTAAGAATCGTTACCAATAAGCGCATGGTCTACCTCTAATTATTTTCCCGATCGGTTCGGGGACTTGCTTAAACATTTTGCTCAAATCCAAATATTACATGGTAAATGCTTCATGCAACTTTCTATAATGATCTTACAATATTCGACAAATCAAAAGGGGTGGTTGCGTCTAAAAGTTAGCTGTAAGCTAAGATTCTCCGAGATGGAGGGGCCGAAGCCCGGCCAATTACCCGAATTCTATCTCATGCAGTTCCTCCATTGAGCATCCCAGGAGGAATGCGGCTTTTGCCGCCGTTGGGTACGAAAAGTATCTTTTCCCGGATATGACCTGAGAAAGAAATCCTTCCGAGATATCAAGGCGTCGAGCGAATTCTGCTTGAGTCCATCCTTTTCTTTCTAGTAATTCGGGTATTCGGCTCCTCCCAACTCGGAGAGCCAACGAAACACCTCCTAATATCCTATATTTTCCTTGATAAGAACATTTGTTCCCGTTAAAATGAGAACAATAATTACCAAAATGGTAATACCAATAACATCGAAGAGGCGGTGCTTGACTTGGATAACGAGATCCAGAAATTCGTTCAAGGATTTATAGGTGATGATTCCATCTTGGCAAACGAATTAATCTTGCTTGTTTTGAGTTATCCGCTTAGCGAAGTCGAACGCTGCCTCCAATATATCCAGAAACTTAGGATCGGTTAGCTCCATGCCATGTTCTTCGGCAAGTTTCTTGGCTTTCTTTATAAATTCATGATCACCGGCGGCATAATAGCTGCCGGTTTCTTTTACAAAACTTGCTTCAAGACTTCCCTCACCTTCCATACTTGCGCTTCCGTAGACAGTTCTTGTACCACGTCCGAGCAGCCAATTTTGAGGGACATTGAAGTAATCGGATATTTTTTTTATTATCTCATCGCCAGGGTCTTCCTTATTTTCCTCAATAGCGATTAACTTTCCAACAGGCACCCCAATTTTTTTTGAGAGTTCCTGGTGAGACAAACGTTCGTCATTTCTCAATGCTTTCAGCCTTTCTCCGAGGGAAGCTTTCGGCGAAGGGTCGTCGGTCCTGCCTAAAAGATAATCAATGTTTACATCGAAAAAATCAGCTAGCAGCTCTAATCTTTCCCTTTTTGGTGGAGAATCGATGGCTTCCCAACGACGAACTGTGGTTCCAGGTATATCAATTGCATTTGCTAATTGCTCTTGTGTTAAGCCTTTTTTATGTCGAAGCTCTTTTAGGCGGTCCTTAAACTTCATAACGCTCACCCCATGCTACCTATTCTAGACAACAATGTTCATAAAATAAACGTTCAAAATATGCAACATAGATATTGACAACGTTCAGTAAATGAACGTATAATGAAATCGTAAGGTTCACAAAATGAGCGTAGGAGGTGGTAATACAATGAGACGTGAAGCTTTGATTAATGCTCGAAAAAGAAAAAACATGACGCAAGATGAACTGGCTTGTGCTGTTGGAATCTCGCGCGCTTATCTCTCTAATATTGAGCGTGGTGCTTACCCGCCTTCCTTGAGAGTTGCTCAGTCGTTATCTCGTGTCCTTGGAGAAAGCACTGACACTCTTTTTGATGCGCATAACGCTCATAAAATGAGCGAGCAAAATTCTGCGTGAAAGGAGCCAACCAATGAACAAGCCGCAAATTTTCAACCATCCGATGTTTGGAGAAGTACGGGCAGTTGAGTTTGACGGAAAACCGTATTTCGTCGGCGTCGATGTCGCTCGCGCTTTGGAATACTCCAACCCAAGCAAGGCGATTCTCGATCACTGCAAAGGGGTTTCCAAGTTGGGAATACCTTCGGCGGGCGGCATCCAGGAGACCAACATCATCCCCGAAGGCGACGTTTGGCGCCTGATTGTGAAGGCAGCAGATCAGTCCCGGAACCCTGAGATCAAAGCCAAGGCGGAAAAGTTTGAGCGCTGGATTTTTGATGAAGTACTCCCAACCATCCGCCGGACCGGCGGTTATGTCGCCAACGACGACCTGTTCATCGAAACATATCTGCCACACGCCGACGATCAAACCAAAATGACGTTCAGGGCGACGCTTGCGCTGGTACGAAAGCAGAACGAGCAGATCGCGGCTCTCAAACCGAAAGCAGATTACTTCGATACGCTGGTCGATCGGAACTTGCTCACCAACTTCCGCGACACGGCCAAGGAACTTCGCATCCGGCAGACGGATTTCATCAACTGGCTGTTGGATAAGAAGTTCATCTACCGCGATCAAAAGGGCAAGATCAAGCCTTACGCCCAATTCGTTCCGGAACTGTTCCAGCTGAAGGAATGGGCCCGGAACGAAAAGGCCGATGTGCAAACGCTAATCACGCCCAAAGGCCGCGAGACATTCCGTCTGCTCTTTCACAAGCGCACTGCATAAGGAGGCGAACACCTTGAAACCGCACAATCCTGGCCTTAGCGAAAAAGCTTGGAAAAACCTCCACAGACTCATCGCCAGATTAAACCTTAAATATGGTGCTCAGTTGCAGCAAATTAACAAACCAAAAGATGCTGCATAAAAAACAGCCCACCTGATCGGTGGGCGGACAAAGGGATGCGGGGTACCAGGTACATCCATAGAATAACAAAACCCCTTGTCCAATAGCATCTGAGGATTTTGACAAGGAGGTGATAAACGAGATGCGATTTGGACAAGTCCTGCAAGCAAAGCTTGACGAGTACGAGCAGACGCAAGGTCAGGCAGCAGCTGCGGCTCATATCAGTGGATCCATGGTCAGCAAAATCACCCGGGGCAGCCGTAAGCCGCCAAAGGACGTCATGCGGAGCCTGACGGCTCACTACGACGATCCCGAGTTGGCCGTCGCCGCAGCCAACGAAGTCACCGGTGGGGCATGGATACCGTGGCTCAACAACGTCGATCTGCATCCAGCAGCCGTCGCGTGGAAGACACGCGAAGAAGTGCTGGAAGCCTATGAAGCTACCGGCGCCGCGCCGCTTAGCAAGCGCCGGGAGCAGATGACGGAGGCTGATCTGAAGGCCATCAAGGCGGCCATTATCGAATCGGTCGAAGCGATCACAGCACTTGTACATCATGTCGCGGTCCTCTGCAAAGCGTATGGATTCAGTTGGTTCGGTATATGGAAAGAGCATCGGGTAAAACTCAAGTCCAGCAAATACCTGAAGTGAGGTGATGTTGTAATGATCCATATCGTTCGGGTGTGGATGGAAAATCAGTCCCATTTCATCATCGGCGACGATGACGATGCGGTCAACATGAAGGTTGGTGAATGGTTGACCAGAGGAGGACGGGTGGTCAATCACACTGTAGTTAACGAGCCGGAATTGGGGATGGTCATTACGAGAAGGAAGGAGGAAACTGCATGCAAGAAATCATGCGTCGTATCGTCGTTCTGAAATCCTTCCGCGAAAGAATCGTCGCTGGAAAAGGCGTCTCCGATCCGGAAGTGCTACCGGCCGCTATCGACTGGCTGGACAGCACGATTGCTGAGCACGAGCGCGACTTAGACGCACTGGTGCGCAAGGGGGTGGCGTGAGTGGCGCAGTACCTGGTGCACATTTGCTGGAATCCAAACGACCGTCCGCTGGTGGTGGAAGCAAAGAATTCCAGCGATGCGAAGCGGCAGTGGTGCCGGAAATTCGGACGCAAATATGACGACCCGTGGTGCGGAGCATCGATGCTGAAGGCTAAAAAGCTGAAACCCTCCGGTGGGGGCCGGAAGGTTTCGGGACAAAAAAATAATCCATTGGATTCATTATAACACAAAATCAATCGGAGGTAATTCAAATGTTGAAATCCACTGGCATTGTCCGCAAGGTGGACGAACTTGGGCGGGTTGTGATTCCGAAAGAACTTCGGACCGCCCTCGGTATCGGCGAAAAAGACGGTCTGGAAATCTTTGTGGAAGGGAACCGCATCGTCCTGCAAAAGTATTCGCCCGGCTGCAAGTTATGCGGCAGTTTGGTTGATCTTCGCAGCTTCAAAGGCACTCAGATTTGCCGAGCATGCGAATCTGAGATTGCGGAAAGCAGGGGTGCCTGATGAATACCACACACGCTGTTGTACAGCCCCGCACGACTCCACCGCTTGACCTCGTTGCCCATTGCGCAGACCCGTTCTGCCAACGCCCGATCTACTTTGGTGATCGTTCGGTCTTCTTCAATGGAGAATTTTACTGCAACGAGAGCTGTTTTGCAGGTGCGGCCGGCGCCATTGTTGTCAAAGCCGGCACCGAGGAAAGAACCATTTGAACGGAGGGGAAGGAAAGTGAAAAAGATTCAACTGCTGCGCGAGAGTTTGAGCAATTTCAAGGGCGTCAAAAGCTTTACGCTTGACGCCGCTGGCCGCGAAGTCCGCGTCTATGGGACGAACGAAGCCGGTAAGACGACGATCGCGGACGGATTTTACTGGGTCCTCTTCGACAAGGACTCGCAAAATAAAAAGGATTTCGGCATTAAAACGCTGGACGCTTCCGGAAAACCACTCCACAACCTGAACCACGAAGCCGAGGTGTCGCTGCTCGTCAACGGACACCGTCGGACATTCCGCAAGGTTTACCGCGAGAAATACACCCGCAAGCGGGGCTCCACATCGCAAGAGTTCGACGGTCACACGACGGACCATTTCATCGACGGTGTCCCGGTCACCAAGAAGGAGTACGACGCCGAAGTCGCCGCTCTCGTCGACGAAGAGTATTTCCGCCTCCTGACGGACCCCACTTATTTCTCTGAAAAACTCGATTGGCGCAAGCGTCGTGCGATTCTGCTCGACGTCTGCGGCGACATCACGGACGAAGACGTCATTGCCGAGAACAAGTCCCTTGCCGCGCTGCCGGCCATCCTGCAGGGCCGCACGATCGAGAAGCACAAGGCCGTGATCGCCGCCCGCCGCAAGGAGATCAATGAGCAACTCGAAAAGCTGCCGGTCCGGATCGACGAGGCCATGCGCAGCATGCCGGAGACGGACGGGCTCGACAAAGGATGGATCGAGGCCCGGATCGCAGAGATGACCGTGCAGATGGACGAGAAGCGCGCCGAAATTACCCGGATTCAGTCCGGCGGCGAGGTCGCGGTCAAGGAGCGGCGCCTACGCGAACTCGAGGGCGAACTGCAGCAGCTTAAAAACGAGCTGCAGGGTGACACGCTCGACCGGGTGGCGGCTAAACGCCGCGAAGAGGCACGCTTGCGCCAAGAAGCAGACGACATCCGGTTTGAAATCGAAACGCTTGAACGCCGTATCAAGAGCCGCGAGGCGGCCATCGCAGACCGTCGGGCCGAAGCGGACCGCTTGCGGGCTCAATGGATCAGCCGTAACGCTGAGGAGTTCCACGGTCATTCCCACGACGAGAACTGCCCGACCTGCGGACAAGCCTTGCCTGCAGAAAAGATCGCCGAAGCACTTGCCAAGGCGCTAGCGGAATTCAACCGGTCCAAGGCCGAGGCTCTCGAATCCATCTCCAGACGCGGCAAGGCGGCGACGGCCGAAGCGGACCGTCTGGCCAAGGAGAACGAAGAAGCGGCCGCCCGGATCGAAACACTCCGCGGTCAATGGCAAATTAGCCGCGAAGCAGCGGCACGCGCGAGCGACGAACTTGCCGCTCTGCAGGCAAGCGTAACCGACGTCGAGTCTCATCCGGCGTACATCCAGAAGCGCGAGGAGATCGCCGCTGTCCGCCGGGAGATCGCGAGCCTCCAGGAGTCGGCCTTTGACGCCGTTGCCGCGATCCGCCGTGAAGTGGAAGCCCTGAACGCGGAAGCTTCTTTGCTCCGGCAAGACCTTGCTAAGTTCGACCTCGCCGAATCCACCCGCCGGCGCATCGCCGAGTACGAGCGGCAGGAGAAGGAATTGGCCGAGGAATTCGAACGGCTGGAGCACGAGCTTTACCTGACCGAAGAGTTCACCCGCGCGAAGGTAGCCATGCTTGAATCTCGCATTAACAGCAAGTTCCGCCTGGCGCGCTTCAAACTCTTCAAAGAGCAGGTCAACGGCGGGCTTGAAGAATGCTGCGAGGCCACGTACAAAGGCGTTCCGTACGGCTCCGGGCTCAATAACGCGGCGCGGATCAACGTCGGCTTGGACATCATCAACACCCTGTCGGAGCACTTTGGGGTTTCGGTACCGATCTTTATCGATAACGCCGAGTCGGTCGTCGAACTGATCGATACGGTCGGCCAAAAGATTTGCCTGGTCGTCAGCGCGGAGGACAAACAACTGCGCGTTGCGCCGCTCAACGAAGCGGACGCTTTTGACGCATTGCTCGAATCTATGATTCAGACGGTGAACACCACACAAAAGGAGGCGGTTTAATTGAGCGCATTCGCAACTGGGCTTGTAAAGGTAACGGACACATTCGCGCCTATGATCGAACGGCAGCTTACCAGCAACGGCGTTAACATGGACCAATATTCGAAGCAATGTGTGATCAATGCAATTTCCGCTATCAACTCTGTTCTGGACAGCAAGGGGATCGATTGGAACGATCCCCAGCTCGACCGGAATAATGTTACGCAAATCTTGCTGAACGTGGCGGCTCTGAAACTTAATGCCGCGGCAAGCCCGCGGGAAGTGTATTTTACGCTTCGAAACGTCGCCTTTACAACAGGATTCGGTCGTGATCAAAAAACGGTCTGGAAGAAACAGATTGAAATGGGTATCGAAGGCGACGGAAACGACGCCATTCTCGCTCGGTTCGGCCGAAATGTAAAGCAGGTTCGCCCCTTCTGGCTTGTCCGAGAGCACGACCATTTCGAATACCCCACTTACAACGGATTGGAGATGACGCCTCCGAAATGGACGCCTACCGGCCGCGGTGAAGTTGTCCGGGTGGTGTATCCCATCATCTTCAAGGACGACAGCATCCAGTATTTCATCGCCGAGCGCGACGATGTGGCGAAAAACCTCATCGCTCACATCAATAATAACCTCATGAACGAAACGTTCAATATTTGTGAGGATCGGAAGAATGCAACCGCCGAGCAAAAGCTAAAGATTGCTGCAAAGAAAGCTGAAATCTTGAAGAAGGCCAAGGAACTCGGCTTGAAGGCATTGGACGATCCCGAACTTCAACAATACATCAGTCCGGCATGGACGGAGTACCAAAGCCGTGAACAGATGCTGATTCGCAAGATGCGGAACAACATCGTCAAGAAGATCCCGAAAGACTTCGGCAGCGCATTCGTTGAGCTGATTCACTCTCAGGCGACGGACGACACGTATTCTTCCGTCCAGGCCGAAATTGCTGAGCATGCCAATCGGGAGCCGATTGACATCCGAGCGGAGCTGGCCCCTGATACTTCGAACGAGCCACGTGAACCGTCGCCTACTAAGACCGCCTCTGAATCCAAGGAGCAGGAAAAATTCGGACAGGAACCGTTCGACGATTTCCAACAAGACATACTCGATTTCGAACAAAGCGAGGCTGGCGCGGCCGCCGCTGACGGCCCCGGGTTCTGAGATGATTACGATCCAATCATTCGGCAGCAGCTCGGCCGGCAACTGCTACCACGTCAGCGACGGGCGAACTGAACTGCTCCTGGAAGCCGGTCTTAGGTTCGCTGAAATCCGCAAGGCGCTGGAGTTCCGCGTCTCCCGCCTTGAGGGCTGCCTGATCAGCCACAACCACGGCGATCACAGTCGCGCCGCGGCGGACCTCATGAAAGCCGGCGTGACGGTCTACGCATCCCAAGGGACGTTCGACGCCCTCAAGCTCAGCGGCCACCGCGCGCGCGTAATTCGTTCCAAAGAGCAGTTCACGATCGACACCTGGACGATCATGCCTTTTGACGTCGAGCACGACGTGGACGAGCCGCTGGGCTTCCTGTTAGCCAACCAGGATGGCGATAAGCTGGCGTTTTTGACGGACACTTATTACTGCCGCTACACGTTTTCCGGGCTTACGCACCTGATGGTGGAGTGCAACTATTCTCTCCGGATACTGGACGCAAACATCGCCGCCGGCCGCGTCCATCCCGCGATGCGGCCACGGCTGCTCCGGTCGCATTTCAGCCTCGAGAACGTCAAGGACTTTCTCCGGGCAAATGACCTGTCGAAGCTGCAGGAGATTCATCTGCTGCACCTGAGCGACAATAACAGCGACGAAGCGCTGTTTAAACGGGAGATCCAATCGATTGCAGGTAAGCCGGTATACATTTGCGGACGGTGAAACGCATGGAAGTCAAATACCCGGACGAATATGGAAGGCCGCTTCTCCAATCGCGAATCGCCGATCATGTATGGCGGATCAAGGATAAGGATCCGGAAGAGTTCAAGGCGAGGGTAAAGGCATACTTCGCCCTCGCTTATCCCGGATGGCGCGTTGTCCGCGCGCAGTATCCAGCAATTTTCTTGCAGGAAGAAAGGAGACAAGAGAAGTGAAGAACGGGAAAAGACCTACGCTGAAACAAAAACGAGCGATCATGGCAGCAAAGCTGCTCCCGAGCGAATGGCTCGTTTATAAGACGGAACCGGGCCGGCTGCATATTATCAACCGCTTCACGGAAAGAACCAAGGTGATCGGGCTATGACGTCGACAGAGCGCCTTCGCGCCGCTCAAGAGCGCGACGTTCGGGACATGGTGGAAATATATATGGCAGTGGCGGGCGGGGCTGATCCCGACGCCGCTGCGGCCGTAGTGGTCGGCGGGGAGTTTCGTCTATCCGATTTCACAAAATCGGCATTGAGAGAGGACTTATTTGCAAGGGGATGACGAGATGTCGGACAGCTACCCCTTTCCGGTGTACACAGGGATTTTAGAACCAAAACACTACAAAAAAATAGGTTCGGCCATATGGTTCTTCCTCTGGTGCATTAAGTCGATCACCGAAGAATCGGTGGATGAGGAAGGGGTAACCTGGGGGCACGTTTATAGGGGAGCACCTGTGAAACTATCAGAGATGGTCGAACCGTTCGGCACAAACGAAAAAACGATCCGCCGTTGGATCGATACACTCGAACAACACGGATATATTCGTGTAACCAGAGCTCCGTACGGAATCATTATTGCAGTGAGAAATTCCAAAAAGAAGAAAAACAGATCGGACAAAAATGTCCGTTCTGACGAGACAGATCGGACAAAAATGTCCGAACACTCAGACGGAGATCGGACAGATATGTCCACTCTCTCGGACAAAAATGTCCACTCTAATAAAGATATTATAAAAACCTTTATTACTACTACTGATACGGAACCTTTCGAAAAACTGCTCAGCGAGTTTTGTACTCTGCACAGCAAACTCGATGTGCACGTGAAGCGAAATGACATCGTGTTGATGCAGTGGATGCTTGATCAAGGCATTGACGTGGACTTGATCATAAAGGTCATGCGAACGGTATACGCGGAACGAACGGCGGCCGGTACGCATATCAGCACCTTTGTCTATTACAAAAACGCAATTCTGGAAGCTTGGGAAGCGGTCAAAGCCATAACCGATGGGGTGCCAGTCCCCGAGGGAGTGCCACTCTCCCCGGTCGCCCTTGGCAAAGAATCCATAACTGACAGGGTGCCAGTCCCTGCAGTCGCCCTTGGATCACCGAAACGAACCAAGCAGCAGATTGAACTCGAGGAACTACGACGAAAACGGGAGGAGGCAAGGCTACGTGAACAGAGCGGAAGTTTTTGATCTGCTCATCGAAATCAAGCAGAACTATCCCAATTTTGACGTAAGCGACGAGAGCATTGAGCGGCATTATAAATACCTTCGCGATTTCCCGTTCGAGGCCGCCTTGAAGAACGTCGAACAGCACATCATGACCGAACGGTTTCCGCCGACGATCGCCGACATCCGTGGCCGGCTTGGCGAGCAAATGGACAGCCAGCGGAGCAAGGACAAGGCCGTCGCCTACTTCGAACAGCTTGAGCGATGGCGAAAAGACGGATCGGAGCCGCCACCGGGTTACTGGGACAGTGTTCGCGCGAAGCTGAAAGGGGATGCAGGATGAACGCGATTGAAGAATTTCTCGGGATCGAAACCCCGTGCGACATCGCAGCTGAGCAAGCGGTGCTCGGGGCGATCCTGACCGACCCCGGGACGATTGAGGTCGTCCGCGAAACGCTGCAAGGCGGCGAGTTCTTCGACAGGCAGCATGCCCGTATCTTCCGGGCAATGATCAAATTGCATGACGCTGACGAGCCGATTGACCTTGTTTCGATCACGGCGCAGCTGCAGGACAGCAAGGAGCTGGAGGACGTCGGAGGTGTCATGTACCTTACCAAGCTCGCGAATTCGGTCCCGTCCACGGCCAACGTCGGATACTACGCCGATCGGGTTTCCGAGATGTTTCTGCGGCGCCAAGCGATCGAGACGGTCATGGAAATGCTTCGACAGGCGGCGCGTCAGGATGACATCAACGGGTTTATCTCGATGGCCGAGGCGGCGGTCTCCCGGCTATCGGATCAAGCGACGCCGGCCAAAGAGTTCGTCCCGATCAAGGATATACTCATCGAAGTTTGGGAGCGCGCCGAGCAGCGCTATAACAACCGCAACTCCTTCGGCGGCGTAACGGGCATCCCATCCGGATTTCCCGATCTCGATAGGATGACGGCGGGATTCCAGCGCAGTGATCTAATCATCGTCGCAGCGCGGCCGTCGGTGGGCAAGACCGCATTCGCCCTGAACATCGCCCAAAACGTAGCTGCGCGCGCGGGCGAAACCGTGGCAATATTCAGCCTCGAAATGTCGGCCGGCCAGCTGGTGGAAAGGATGATATGCGCGGAAGCGAATGTTGACGGTAGCCGAATGCGGACCGGCTTCTTCGAGGGCGACGATTGGGAGAAGATGAGCGCGGCAGTCGGGGTGCTGTCCGATGCAAGGATTTTCATCGACGACACGCCAGGCATAACGGTTAACGAAATCCGCTCCAAATGTCGGCGGCTTAAGAAAGACAAAGGGCTCAGCATGATCCTGATCGACTACCTCCAGCTTATCCAAGGCAGCGGCCGGCGCGGCGCCAACCGGCAAGAGGAAGTCTCGCAAATCTCCCGGACACTCAAGCAGCTCGCGCGGGAACTGGAAGTGCCGGTCATCGCGCTCTCGCAACTCTCCCGGGGCGTCGAGCAGCGGCAGGACAAGCGTCCGATGATGTCCGATCTTCGGGAGTCTGGCGCAATCGAACAGGACGCCGACATCGTCGCCTTCCTCTACCGGGACGATTATTACAATGCCGAGACCGAGAAGAAGAACATTATCGAAATCATCATCGCCAAGCAGCGGAACGGCCCGGTCGGAACGGTCGAACTCGTATTCCTCAAGAACTTCAACAAGTTCGTCAGCCTGGACCGTGGACATGACGACGAGCCGATCTCGCCTCCACCGCCACAGCAGAGCCGCGGCCGGAATATCCCAGATATGTATGGAGGTCGAGTATCATGAGGCTGACTGAGACTGATTTCGCACGAATCACGGGTCAGAAGCCGGACGCCAAACCGAGCAAGATGCGAAATATTCGGACTGTTGTTGACGGCATCACCTTCGACAGCCGGGCCGAAGCCAACCGGTATTGTGAGCTGAAAATGCTCATGGAGAAGGGAATCGTCCGACTTTTCGTTAGGCAGCCTCGCTTTCTGCTCCAAGAAGGCTACGAAAAGAACGGCGAATGGATCGGAAAGCTTGAATATGTGGCTGACTTCCTCGTAGTTTACGCGGACGGAAAGTCGGAGATCGAGGACGTGAAGGGGCGGCGGACGCGAGAGTACATTAACAAGCGGAAGCTATTTGAGCGGAAGTACCCGCACCTTCGGATTGTTGAGGTGAAAGTATGACCGAATCGAACGAACAAGGCGAGCAAATCATCCTGTGGCCTGAGCTGGGGCCGGTCGAAACGGATGGCGATGAAGAATGAACTGGAAGCAAGCAACTCGCGCACAACTCTGCGAGATCGCTTTTAACGACGAAGGGGCGCCACTGAAGTATAAAATCGCCGCGGCCGAAGAGATCAAGCGCCGCAATCGCGAGAAATACCCGATCGTCAACTACCGGGAAAAGAAGGTGTACCCGAAATGAGCCTCCACGGTGACGTAAAAGTATGGGTCCTCACACCCGAGCAAATGGCCGCCTACAAGCCCGGGATGGACTTGGGGCCGCCGCACCGGATTGAGAAGGTCAAGTATATGCAAATCTCCACGTTTATCCCGATCTCCAGCGGTGAGGAACATCGGGAAAGAGTACGGCGCGGCCACAAAAACCGCACGAGGGGACGCAAGGCCATTACCGAGCAGCAATACAAGGAACTGCGTAGGAACGGACTCGCGGACCATGAGATCGCAGATAAGTTCGGGATTAAGCCAAGGACGCTGCGGCACTATCAGGCTTTGTGGCGCAAGAAGGAGTCGGTAAGGATATGAACAACAATACGCAAGAGTATATCGACTTCCTAAAATCCAAAATATACATCGCACCTGAAACGGGTTTCGATATCTCTCCTGATTCAGTTAGCCCCAAATTAAAGCCGCATCAACGCGATGCAGTCCGTTGGGCAATACGCGGCGGCCGCCGGGCGCTGTTTGAAGCCTTCGGCCTCGGCAAGACCCTTCAGCAACTCGAATGGATGCGTCTCATCCTCGATCGGATCGGCGGCAAAGGTCTGATCGTCCTTCCGCTCGGCGTAATGCAAGAGTTCAAGCGCGATGCGGTCAATCTGCTCGGGATGGATGAACCCGAGTACGTCCGGACGATGGCCGAGGTTCGAGACGCGTCCGGCCGGATTCTGCTGACAAACTATGAGCGTGTGCGAGACGGCGACATCGATCCGACGTACTTCACGGCCACGTCACTTGACGAGGCGTCTGTACTCCGGAGTTTCGGCAGCAAGACC